CTTATCCCCTTTAAGGATATATTTAACCACCCGAGTTACAGCAACTCCCATTTATTTTAATTTTTTGAGGTTATCGTAATTGATACATCGCCCCCTGCTTGTTGACAGTGCGCGCGTGTAACGTCAGAACTTAATTTATCCGTATTTCGATCGGAGTCGGAATTAAGATATACACCGGCAGCATCTTTAATAACAAAATAGAAAGTCGTTGCTAAAGCCTGTGTACTAGTTCCACGCTTGACTACAACGGGCGTGTAAGTAACAACGCCATTACCGCTTGTATCTTCTGTTATTGCTTCATCCTCAGGAGACGGATGCGGATCAATGTCGTATGGATCACTAGCATCCATAACCCCTTGTATATCTTTTCCGATCTCGGTACCACTTCGATATACGGTTGCTCGGTACTCTCCATACGTGGTGATATCCGAAGCATTTACTGTTAAAGTCTGGGCAGTTTGGCCCGTGATAATTGCCCACCCGCTTGCACCCATTTTTTCCCAGGCGTACGTTAGATTCTGTGTTAGTTCATTTCCACTTTGATACGCTTTTGCCTTCAAAATACAACTCCCGGCTTTAGCAGTGATAACAAAATTCTTCGTATCCCCTGCCGCTATTGTAACACGATAACTACTACCCGTTGCTTGTTGTATCGGTATAGTGTAGCTGGCTTGTATGTTGTCGGACTGCGTGCCATACGATATACTAGCTACCATCTTAATTACGGCCGAGGCGTATCCGGCTGTAGCTGCGATATTAGAAATTATTTGCAAACCGTAATATAAATTGTCGCCAGCGGGAGAAATCTTTTTAAACAAGCCGGCAAATACTCCCGTAGATGTGTCACCGCTAAAAGTTATTTTAGTGCCGTTGAAATAATAATCGATAGCGTCTGGTGTTGCAACCCCTTCCGCCACACGACTACTTGTACACACAAAATATAAGGTGGGCTTAGTCGTAGAGAAATCTGGTCGTACTGCCGTAATTTCTTGCAGTGTTCCTTCGTATTCTTGATATATGTCTCCATCAGGACACATAATAAGCGCGGTATATGTACCTGCTTTTGATATAAACTTAATAGTTCTTGTTGCTGATGCGCTACTCATAATTATACCTCCGTTTCTTCATTTACTGTTGTAGACTCTGTTGCGTTGTCAGGACTCTCGGTTTGCTCAGTAGACTCTGTTGCACTGTCAGTTATTGGTACAATAAATCTCTCATCCGTTGCTTGTGGAAGATCCCGGCTAGCTGTGCCATCTTGCTCTTCTTTCGCTTCATGCGCTAACAATGCGATGCCGCCGATTTGCGCTAAAATAGTACTTAGCTGGGTTAATGGGCCAAAGGCCAACATGTCTCCTTGCCAAAGCAAATAATTACCATCCTTGACCGTATTACGGTCGTTTTCTAAGTGCAGATAAGCTGCTACTTTTGGGTTTACTTTAATGTAACGTGCCATGATTTTTATTTTTTAATGTATTAATAATACGTTTCCGTCTCCATCTTCAAATACTACTCCGTCTCCGTCCTCCATCGCTGCTACTGGACCGCGATCTATAACATCTAACCCAATAACAGCGCCAAACAATTGACTTAGTGCAGCTGTTGGTATTGTTACGTTCATTCCTTGCGCCACTAGATTATAGCTAAGGCTACCTCCAGAAGTGTTTGTAGCTATATACCACAAAGGAAGTAATTCTCTTTCCGGATTACTGATACTCCCATTAGTGCCCCATATTCTAGCTTCCACTGCTATTACCATAAGATTAGAAGGTATGTTAGTAGGCGCCGAATAATCAAATTCAAATTTAGGGAGTCTACGAACAAACGCTACAACTTTACAGGGTGAAGAATCATTAAGCGTGATACCAGACGGATTGCCGTTTATGTCGTATTTAGCCCGGCATCTAATATACAAGTCAGTCCCCATTAAATTTTTATTTACAACACAACTAGTTCCATCCGGAGATACGGTAATGTCGTAATCTAATGTTGTTTCTGCGCCCACAACGGCCCAGATAAGATCATTCGGGTTCCATTTTTCCCAAACAAACAACCGTTTTGCTGCCGGGCATTCGTTGGAACCTAATTTTAAAGATGCCGTAATAGTTTGTGTATCAGTATCAGTTAGAGGATTGTATACCGATGTATCCGCAGTATCTAAATTTAGCAATGGCTGATAAACCGTAGAATTTCCGCAGAATACCTGCTTTGTTCCTTGTATAATATACACCTGGTTAGTGCGAGTATCTATATACTCTGCGTAGAATTGTAATGTAATAGGCGCATTTGTAGAAGCATTCTTTTTAACCTTTATCCGCCCGGCATTATCCCCACTTCCGGTAACTTCATAATTGATATTTCCACTATCTATCAGGGTAGTAATCTTATTTACTATTTCATACCATTTTACATTAGTTAGATACTGATTTATACGTCCAGCAAATACCACTTCATCTCTATCCAGACGTGATATGTTTGGCTGTATTATTACAGGTGTAACAGTATAATCCGGAGTGTATTCCTGGGCATCCGCGTCGTAACTCTGCCTTTCCGGGACGCTTCCGTCTATCGCAAAACTTACATCAATTTGCAACGACCTAATATTGAATTCAATTCTCTTTCTTCTCATATTCAACGATTTTTATGTTAATATTCAAAACTTGCGCTTTGCACACAGGCTGCGTTTCCTTCCCCGTCCCGAAGTGTTACAGTAGCTGTAAATCTAATCTTCTTTGGCATATACCCGTTAATATCGCAGTCGGAAATAATTAGCGATAGGTATTTACCACTATTAGCTCTCCGGAGCACCCAGGCGTTATCAGATGCAATGCGCTCTACTCCGTCTGCATCTTCACTATATCGCGTCCACATCACGTCTGCGTCTAATATATCTTCGGTTATATCTAAGTTATACAACTTTGCTACAATAGTTAATGCGGTGTTAAAATTATCCATATCGTATATATTTTCCATTTCCGCGAAATCCACTGTAAACTCGGGATTTCCTTCTATCATGGCCCAGTCGGTATTATTCCATGCTGGCGCTGTGGTAGTACCTGTTTTTTGACAGCGATATTTACAACCGTTATACCACACGTCCGAAATCTCATATACGCCGGTTGTAGGATTCTTCGCATTATGATAGTATGATTCTGTATCACTCCAGGCGCCGCGGTCTACATATTCTGCTATAGGTGCACCTTGATAATCTATACGGATCATATCCGTAGTAATAATACCTGGTATATACATATAATCACGGCCATCACGCAGTGGCAAATTTAAAGCTTTCAAAAAATCGGGTGGCGTTCCCAGTACAGCACCGTAGTTAGTCTTATCGATGATAGGCTTAGTCACCCCTATCAGCTTAACTATTCGTCCTTCTGTGCTACTAAGATATAAGCAGCTTTGTCGTGTCGTATCCGTTTGATTGCCCCAGCGTGCTATTTTCATCATAGCCGCCGGCGGATAATTTTTACCTGCAGGCGTTTCGTCGTCCGGGTACTGCGTTACTTCGATGTAATTATTAGCCGTGTTAACGCTGTTAACTCTAAACCACGCAGTATAGTAAGTACCACTTCCGGCGCTTAGGTTGTTAATTATTCCTTTAAGGACATTATTAACAACCTGGGCGGTGAAATATCCATCCCACTTGCTGCGCAGATGCAAGCCGTAGCAACTATTACCCAATTCGTCTACACTTTCTATCGTGTCTGCCTCGGTTAATAGTTGGTCACCTTCGATAGTAGAAAGCCTGTTAACTATAAATTCTACGGCCTCGAAGTAACTGCGTACCCGGATGCTTTCAAACTCGCCGTTACCCAAATCGTCTACGCCTGCACCAGAGCCGGCGTATAGTGATTTAATGAATGTACCAAATTGCGCACCGTCTTTAAAGATAGACAGTCCTATAGATTCTAAACCCTTCTGGAATGTTATCTTACCGGCTGCTACATCATCCGCTACACTGCTTAAAAATTCATCGCGTATTGGGCTGTCTGCATCCAAGTCATAAGCTTTAGCCGCGTGCGTAGCTTCATTAGCTGTTCCGGCATTATTCGCATATCCTGCTTTATCAGAATACTCTGCCAAATCGGCTTTAACTGCGTGCGCTGCTTCTTTAACGGTACTAGTGCCTGTACTATTTCCAGCCGTAGTAATACCAGAGGCACTGCCACTACTTTTTTGCTTAACTAAAACTTTTACATCTATCATGCGTTAACCTCCTTTAATGATAATTCCGCATAACCTTCCATAAGATTGCGCCCTATACCCTGAACAAAAAATTCTTTATCCAATGCCGGATGTGTGTAGTGTCTAAACATACTTATTATGCCGGTCTTATCCATTAATTTTTGTTCTATAAGTATCCTCGGGGCGTGATACTCATTGTAGTAGTTATCTACGTACAGATGCTCTGGTTTAGCCTCTGAGTCTTTCATATAATCATATATAGTCAGTAGGCCATTTTGTGTAGATATATTTAGCGGTGTTGATAACTTAACCGTATCCGTAATACCCAGAGCCTGACATTCGGAAGTAGTTAAAGCGCTGTTAATCTTCATTTCCAAATCATCTTTTTTATTCACATAAGTTTCTACCGTATCACTCATATAAATTAGATCATTATCCCCTGTGTTGTTAACTAGTCCGTTATCACTGTATACTTTAACCTCAAAAGATTTTAGCATAATACTACTAACGTGAGCCAGTAGTGGTACGCTGCTGCTGCCCCATGCAGTGTGTCTAAAGAATGTAGGATGCCTACGCGTAATAACATCCCAGGTAGTATTGACCGGGCCAAGTATCATAAATTTAACTTGACCACTTATCTTATCGCTCTTTTTAATCGGTATGGCTATACCCTCTACGTCGATGCCCGTAGTATAGTTGATATTATTCTGTAGGCTAAATTCAGTACCTACTAATTTATCGCCTATCTTAGGATCGAAGCCAATAGTAAAGCATTGTTGGTAGTACTCGTCATCACTGGCACACTGCTCACGTGTCTTATAAGTTCGCCAAGAAAAATCAGACACCTGGCCCGCAATACCTGTTTCTACTACACATTTATTACCTATAATTAGCATACAAGCTAAGACAGCTACTTTACTTATCGTGTCCGTGTTGTCACCTATTGCACTATAATTAAATTCATATTCCTCCGGGCCGGTACCTGTAAAAGGTACTAGGCCATTATTAGTAGTATTGTCCCATACAGGTGTAGAAGAAGGTGTAGAAGCTTTCCACCACTGCTGCGTATAATATCTGCCGTCTCCGTTGTTTCTACTGGGTACTGTACGATGATACCACAAATCCTCCCAGGCTTGTGTATTGAGCAAAGCATTATAGTATCCAGTAATAGCCATTATTGGATTAAGTATCACATTACCAGATAATACTATATAATTAGTTGTAGCCTCATCTGATGGCGAAAATACGCCTCCTGTAGTATTACCTTTATATACGGCATACGGTATATGCGCTTTGATATCACTATCCAGAGGGTACGTTTTTTCTTCGTCATTATCTACGCCATTACCATTAATACTAATCACTAAATAATTTGTCATCTCTACTTTGGATGTTAAACTATTATCGTTTTTAGCCGTATTAGTTACCTTACCCAGAGAAAGAATGCACGCCCCCGGAATCGTACGTAGCAGATTCGGTAATACTTGCTGATTCGCATTATTTTGCGCGTAAAGATCTATAAAATTAGTAGTTCCACCGTTCATAGGAAAAATCCATTGCTTATTATTCATTACCTGCAAATACCAATTAGTAATAGTTCCCCCATCATAGTCTGTACTTTTTCCTTTAACCATATTTTCAAAAGCATTATATGCTGTTATTCCTTCTCCGTCGCTAGAGTATTCAGTCATGTACTTTTGTTTATTTCCGTAAGGTGATACTAGCAAGTCACTATCTAAAGGACTTTCTATAATACTTTCTATACTCTCTATTTTACAGGTAAGTAGCAATTGATTAAATACTTCACCTACACTAATCGTAGTGTCCGTGTCAGCAGCTATAGCAGTTTCTATTGTGGTTACTCCATGTGATGCCGTAATCGTCTTAGTGACATCGTTTATATCTGTAAAAACTATATCATCGTCGCCTTTTATACTTGACCAATCGAAAATATAAAAAGTAAATCCGTCTTGCACAATGTGCAAATTAAGATAGCGAAAAATCTCGTCTACTACTTTATCCTGCTGCCAAGTATCATCTTCTTTGTCACCTAAAAATAACAGTTCAGATATACTTAGCTGCTCGAATATCATATACTTGTTAGCTGCTACATTGTCTACGGCTTTGCTTCCGTCATAGTAATAGTCAATATTATGGCCGCCCACTATGTCCAATACAGCTGATGCTCCGTTAAATATTTCTGTTAGTATGTCATAAAAAGTACGTTGGCTAGCTTCTGACTTAACTATATTATATAATATACCGGCGGCGCCGATATTATGATACTTAGAATATTGCAATGCCGATAGCACATCTATACAACTTAATTCTAATTCATCGTAAACTTCATTATAATCTTGCGAGTAAGCTTGGGGTTCGATAAACCCTGCAAATATGCACGTTTCATTTTTATATATGTTTATTACCGCGTCCCTGGCAGAGGCACAGAAAAAATCAGATATGAAGTTGCTAGTTAGCAAATGTATAGATGCCTGATACTTTAGTAGATGGTCAAAAGTATCATTAATTTGGCTTTTTATTTCTACTGGGTTATCGGCAGTAAAATATAGCCCGGCATCATCGTTGCCGATCTCTACATTTTTAGTAGTATCATTACCGGTAACGATATGCACGGTAATGGTATCGCCTATCTGATTTATAAATGATCCATGTATATACATATCGATTATAGTTTAATATTAGTTCTATGACCAGACTTGCTACTAATCCGCGTCTCATTCGCAATAGTAGCTACTAAATCACGGCCTTTAACTCTGAATTCTCCACCTACTGCCACATTGTTTGATTTAAGCATCCCACGCAGTTTGTCTAACGGTGCCACGACTTCCGGATTATTACTTGCCCCGGGATATTCACCCATAAGACCTAGCGTTGGCCCTGATATAACACCGCCATTAGCAAAAGGCATAACGCCTATTCCCTGTGTTATAGTTGTTGCCGCGGCAACAAATCCCGCTGCTATTCCAAATCCGACGAAAGGTAATGACGCGTGAGCCGCAAAATATTCGGCGCTTGCCAATTCCATAAAAGACGCAGTAGCTAATTTATTCGCAACAATAACCGGTAAAATTGCTACAGCGGCAGCCGCCTGGGCAGCCGCATCTATGCCAGTAGCAGTTGCCGTCGCACCAGTAGCTACAGCTTCCGCTGTTTTGGCCGCCGCGTGTGCCGTTGTAGCAGTAGTTAGCAAATTAATAATACCTACTATGGTACTAATGCTTTCATACAATTGTATAAAACCATCTATAATCCCCGTAATCTTCTGCCAAGCATTTCCATTGCTGTTTAATGCACTAGTTATATTATTTATTCCGTCTCCAAAACCTTTTATACCTTCCCAACCTTCTTTATATGTTGCAAAACTATGAGCCACCGTACTACGCCAACTTTCATACGTTCCTATAAGATTCTCAATATCTTTGCGTTGATTCTCAGTAGGAGGATTGTTTACATCATTTAATTGCGTTTGTAAGTCTTTAATTTTCTCTTTTAATTCATCAATACCAATACCTCGTACTTTTAGCTTAAATTCTTTACTGCTAAGGCCGCTAATCTGAGCTACTTCTTTTTGCATAGCTGGTATATCTATACCCCTCTGCAAAGCTTTTCTTTTAGCCTCTAAAGCATCTATAGTTTTTTGGGTATTCTGAATTTCATCAGCGCTCTGTCTTTTTTGCAAATCGCCATAATAGTTAATAGCCTCATCTAAATCAAAAATGCTATTAAGTGTAGATATATCTCCTGGCTTCTTTAAATCACTTTGTATATCATCCCATTTCTTTTTAAGATCGTCAAGTGCATTGATCTGGAGTTGTATTTTTGTTCTTTCTGCGGCCGTTGCTGTAGTAAGGGCCTCGTTGTAGTATGATAATTCTTGATTTAATTGTTCATAAGTCTTAATAGATTCTATCGGTATCGTCGTGTGACCGCTTCTTTCCATTTGCTTACGCAAATCTTCTAACCGCTTAATCTCCGTATCAATGGCGTATATAGACTCTGTATTGGCTGACTCACGTAGCGATTGTTGGTACTTAATTTCATTATCAACGTCTTGCAAGGTTTTTAATTCTGTCGGACGTTCCATAGAAGCTCTTAATAATTCTAAACGCTTAATCTCACTATCTATTCCGGATATAGATTTTTTACTAGCTGTTTCACGCAAAGTCTGCTGATACTTAATTTCATTATCAACATCTTGCAGATTATTTAAAGATAATGGCCTTTCAGCCGCCTTTTGAGCTAGTTCAATAGCTTCCTTTTGTTTTGTCCATTTGGCAATTTTCTCACGGATTATTTTTTGTTCTTCCGTATTTTCTCCGGTAAGCTTTTTCTTATATATATCAATATTCGTTGATAATTGCTCATACGTTTTTGGATCCGCAACAGCAACCCTAGTTTTCTTTTTTGCATTTAGATCCGGTATTTTATCCGAACCCCTAACTTTAAATTTAATATTATTAGATTCTGTAACGGCACTCGATAATTGATTTTTGAGATTCTTAACCCCAGCGTTATTAGATTTTATTTTAGCATTTACTTTATCTAAGTCACTGCTTCCTTTTACTTCTACCGTCGTGTAAATAGGCAGTATTTTACCGTCTCCGGCATTTACCTGTCCTGTTACTATATCTTTCGTTTCTTTTTTTGTACTGTATTTATTTTTATTACCCTCGTTATTATAGATAAGATTATGTGTCTCTTGTTCCTTCTGCGCAATCTGATTAGCTAAAATTCTAGTTTTAGCCTCTAAAACCATTTGTCGGCAGTATGCCTCACTATTTTTTATTAAAGCATTATACCAAGATGCTACACTAGAAAAATACCCCATCGTTTTACCGTAGGTATTATTCATTTCTTCGATAATAGTTTTTTCTTTTTGTTTAGACCCCCTGAAATCTTTAAGTCTTGCTATATCTATCTCTAAAGCTGCTCTCGATTGTTGCAAAGCTTCTGTTTCTGCATTACGAGCGGCTTCAGTATCTTCTATTTTTTTCTTCGCCTTTTCTTCTTCACTCATAAATACCCCAGACGCATCTGCGGCCTTATTACTAGAGTTAACAAAATATTCAATCAGCATTGTAACTCCAGCTATGGCCGCACCTACTCCTGTAGATATCATTAATCCTCTGAGCGCAATTTTAAAAGCCGTAGCTGTAAAAGCCCCAGATGTCATAGCAGCCGAAAAAATACGAGTAACTACAGCAGTTTGAGATGTACGCAAACCTAATAATATCATACTTACACTAGCGGCTTTATTTTTAAGGTCCCAAGCAGTAGTTGAAAAAATAAGGGCCTTAATACCCGCTGATAATTTAATAACGGCTCCTAAAGCGATTGCGGACTGAGCTGCCATCGTAACAAATGGCAAGCCACCCTGCACCAGGCTTCCTAACTTATTTTTTATACCTGATATTTGATTTTCTAATTGTTTCTGCTTTCCTATGTCGGTCTTACCTAATTCGGCATTCATATTACCGACATTATCCGTAATAATCTGAGCCAACATAGCCGCACGCTGACTTTCATCGCCATACTTCATTACATGATCCTGAGCGTCGGTAAAAGTAATACCTACACGACGTAATGCTGTTGTCTGACCCTGCATGGCTTTACCCAGCATATTACCGGCTGCATAGGCATCCTCTTGTGAAGCTTCTAAACCTCTTTGCTGCGCTATAAGATTATTCATAGCTGGTATCAAGGTTTCTAAACTCTTTCTTTGATTTAAAAAGGTCGCTAACTGCTGAGCTCCTCTTTTCTGAACTGTTCCACCTATAACACCTAGGTCCTTCTGCGCACTAATAAGATCTCTGATACTTTGTATATCAGCATCATTTGCATTCATACGCTGGTGCATTACCGTTATCAATTGCGTATCAGCCTGCTTTGCCGCGGTATAACCGGCTGTTAAGTCTTTCATAGTAGCCTGCAATTGCACTAAACTACTTTGCATCTGATCAATACCAGTAGCTAAGGCAGCAAAATTAATTGCGTTTGTATTGAATTTCTGTGCCTCCATCAAGGTAGAACTCAAGACCTTCTTTAAGCCGTCAGCGTCGTTGGCTAACTGCTTAAATCCCTTTCCGTCTCCGTCGAGCTTAAACGTTATTGATATGGTGCTTTTACCGGCCATTGTAATAATTTTTATATTGTCTTACCTAACTTATTAAGTATCTTATCCATCCGTTCACGTTTCTCTTTCGATGTCATTTGCTTAGATTCTGCGATACCGAATGTCTTTTTATCCCAGGCAAAAGGTAATAGTTTTTGCGCTGTAATTTTTTGTTTAACATGCGGCTGTATAGTAATCGTTGCTAATAAACGTATACGTTCCCAATTTTCTTTATATTCGGCATCGCGAGTTTCTTGCCAAGCCTTGCAAACTGCTTCAAACTCTTCGGGCGTACATTTGCAAAAATCTTCGTATGAGATATGGACACGACCCAACGCGATGCCTAATAATTCAATTATTTCAAAGGGCTTTTTTTTTGTCCCTTATTTTTATCTTCAGTTTCTGATTTCTGTGCTGATTCTTGTATAGCCTGACTCCATACTGTCATATCTTCCGGTGAAATACTATCCGCGAAATCTATTATAGATAGATTAAAATCGACACCGTCATGTTTACACGCAGATACTATACAACACCACAAGTAAATACACAAATCGCTAAATCCACCATCGATGTCTGTGACTTCTTTGCCGGTTTCATTTTTAAAACGAAGCATAGCCCCCATAGTTGGCCTACAAGGGTATGCTTTTCCGTCAATAGTTATTTCTATTTTCATCATAGTCTTATGGTGCTACTACTGTATTTTCCGTGATAGCCGTTTCATCCAATGTATCAGGCTCTCCGTCATTGTCAAGTGAAATACTATAAGTGCTATCATCCTGAGCAGGATCAACACGCTCCAGAGATGCGATAACGAAGTTGCCTACAAGATAAGGCTTATCGCTATTTTCTCTTTCCATACATTTTACCTCTATGCTCTTTCCGGCTTTCCAGGCTACGAATAATTCCTTATACCCGGCTTCGGTTTCGTCGTAGAAGTTAAGACCTTCTGCGGAAATAGAAATACTAAGGCCTGTAACGCCCTTGCCCTTCCATAGTCCAGCGGAAATACCCTTATTAGCTACCGGTTTTACGGCGCGGTCTTTCGTTTCAGAACTAAGAGTAGTAGTATGTGTGGTACAGTGCCCGCAAGCTTTCCCCGCTAGGTACAGTAGCATATCACTACCGTTACAATAACCTGATTTTGTTGTACTCATTTTTTTAATTTTTAATTTTTATATTTTAACACTGAACACTAATTGCTGTACGTAGGCATCATCTTGCCAAGCTTCTTCGCTATCACTAAGTGTGCAGCTACGCATAGTCAAGCCATCTAATTCTCCTTGCGCATAATCTAAAGAAGCTCTTACCGCTTCTGCCATTTCTACGCCATCTTTATATTTATCAGTAAAGCATAAAACTTCTATCTGTACGGTGTCTGCGCCGGGTTGCTTTGTCTTGTTCGGATTATGTTCTAAAGACGTACGTCTATATAATATATAGGGCAATACCGCTGTATCAGTAGCGACAGGAAATATGTTTGTAGTTATATTCCTAACGATCTCATCCTCTAATAGTATTGCACGTATAATACTACCTGCGCTTAATGATGTTTTTTTACTTGCAACCATACTTTTCAGCTATCTTTTGTACATTATTAATAACTTCATTCTGTAGATTCTCCGTTACGCTATCTCTTACATCAGAAAGAGTTTGACGCATAAATCCGTATCGTTTCATCCTACCCGTAGCGTGCCCTTTTCTTGCACGCATATAGATCTTTGTTTTACTTTTTGTTTGCCTAGGCGCAGTTCCTTCTTCTGCCCAGATAAGTATTGGCTTTTTAAGACCCTGGCGGTTTTTATGAAATCCGTAATCTTTACCACCACTCTTAGTAGCTTTCTTAGTACCTATAGTAACACGAAAACCAGAAGTACGTTTAAAGACAATAGCCCTAACTCCGCTTTCCATATCCTTATCGGTTCGGATGCTTCCGCGCAGATTGTTTAATGCCGTCTTACGCACTTGGTTTGCTTCTCTCCGAAAAGCCCCTTTAAGTGCCTGCAGCCTCTGCTTTACGTCCATTTCAGCGAATAACCGCTGCAAATTATTATCGTCGTATGTTATAGCGCTTTGTCCCATTATTCGTTTACTCTTACACAAATTAAAGTATTCATACCACGATCGATGTTAGGTATAATATTTGTTATGGTATAAAGATAGCCGCCTTTCTGCTGTAGTCTCCAATTTTCTTGTATCGGATGCGCATCACGTATATTAAATTCGGCATTATAGTCTGGAAAATGTTCACCTACTTCCTCACTACGGTGACCCGTAGCTTTGCTACGTTCTGCATGCACGGTCCGAGTAACTACATATTCTGTAGCCTCTTCTCCGTACTCATTCGTAGTCTTTTTTGGCTCTAATAGCGTAATGCTATATTTCATTCTACCAGCTTGCATTTTCTATGTGTTTGTTATGTTGGCGTAATGTCATCCACTAACTTACGATAAGGTTTAATTAAGGCCTGTAGTGTGTCTGGAACTTCATACATTTGTGTAGTACTAACACTTTCTCTCTGGTTATACCAGTGTGCGGCTAACACCATTATAGCATGCTGTAGGGTTGACGGAAATGTTCCTTTACCCATTTCTGTTAATTCCGATTCTGAACGATTCGTAGCATTAATAACGCTTTCTTGGGCAGCATCTATAAGATGCTGTAAATACGTATCATCGTCGGCGAAATCATCCGATCTAACATGCTTTTTAAAAATTTCCAAACTTACTACGCTGGCCATAATTAAATCCTAACTTTAAATTTATGTATTACTTACACCGCAGGTACTACCTTACCAAGTTTAAACGCCTCCTTTCGCAGTGTCTTAGTACCGTAATCGGTATTAAGTACAAAATCTACCGCGTCCTTACGTGCCTGGCTGTATGGATCCACGATAAAACGTAGGGTGCCAAACAAACCCATAGGCTGGTATCTCCAGTCGCCTAATCCGATGTACTCAGTTACTACAGTAACCTTAGCAATTTTGCCACCAACCGGAGTAGTAATATCGGCCAAAGCGTGTCCTACTGAATCCCCTGTTACTTCGTATGTAACTGCATCGCCCTCTACTAATGTATAAGGTGCCCAGGCGTTAGTACTTCCTGCCGTGTATTTCTGATAAGATATAACACGCGGACTAATAACGTTAGTCGTGTAGACAGGTAAACCACACATTACGTGATTCTGAGCCATCGGAATGTAGACACCCGAACTATTAATTGGGGTACCCTCCAAAATAGCTTCTAGGCTCTTACTCATAATCCAACAAAGATGCTCGCCGTCAATTCCGGTACTAAGCACAGCTGCTTTCATTTTGGAATTAAGCTGCGTAAATGTAGGTACAGACGAAAGTGCTACCGCGTTATCTACCAATCCTACAAAAGGCCCAACCAAATTAGTAGCGCCATTTACCTTTGTTGTGCTGAACAAGATCTTATTAAGCAGCAAACGGATAGACATTGGCATGATTTCGCGGATAATAGTTTCCAAGATCCCTACACTTTGATTCAGCGATTGATTAGTTACAGGTATAGCAATACCCATGCGCTCAGGAGCTGCCTGCATCTTGCTGAATGGTATCTTAGTGTCGCCAAGTGCCACGCCCTCACCAGCAATCTGCGCTTCTACCATTTCATACATAGGCCAAACGTAGTCACCAGCCAAGCCAGTTGGCATCGACAAACCTACTTTGTCCAAAATAAAGCCCTCTGTCAGCGGCTTTAGGATATCTTGTATATTAAGCGGTACTGTAGCGCCGCTGGTAATATCAGATACCATCATCAGATCG